ACGCAGATTATCTTGGACAGATTAAGTTTGCTGGAGAAAGTTCTACAGGCGTAGAGAGAAATTATGCAAAGATTACAGGTAAGATATTAGATGTAACGAATGGTGCAGAGGATGGTATTATTGAGTTTGCACATATTAAAAATGGTTCTCAAGTAATTACTGGTAGATGGAGAAGTGATAGTTTACAACTATTGAATAGTACAAACTTTAGTGTTGCTGGAACTTCAGAGTTTACAGGGAACACAACTTTTAATGGTACTTATAATAATTTTAGTGGTAGAGTAACAATCGCAACTCATACCCATTTTAACTTTGGAAGTAATAATGATAATTACATAACTCAAGGTTCAAGTGGAAATACTTATTTTAGGACTGCATCTGATGTATTCTTACAAATCAATAATTCTGGACATTTATTACCATACACCGATAGCACTTATGATCTTGGAACAAGTTCTAATCGTTTTAGAAATTTTTATGCAGATACTTTATATGGTGATGGTTCTAACATAACAGGAGTAAACGCTACAACCTTAGACAGTATTGATAGTGGTAGTTTCTTAAGGTCTGATGCTGCTGATACAGCAAGCGGTGATATTGGTTTTGGTGGTGGTGCTGGTGCTGTAACTATTTTAGCTGGTAGTGATTTAAGTTTTAACAATGGAGACTGGACAGGAAATACTGTCAAAATTCAACATCATAATAATTTTCTTTATATAGTCGGAGGTTCTAGTGGAATTATATTTAGAGAAGGTAGTACAAACAGATGGATGATTGATGGAGATGGGCATTTTGACCCAGCAGCAGATAGTACTTTTGACATTGGTCAAAGTGATAGAAGAGTTAGGAATGGATATTTCGATACTTTATATGGTGATGGATCAAACTTAACAAGTGTAAACGCTACAACTTTAGATTCTATAGATAGCACACAGTTTGTAAGGTCTGATGCAGACGATACCATGTCTGAAAAATTAACATTTACACAACATGGTCAAACTGAGTTTCTAAAAACTCCAGGCAATGTTACGATGCACTCTGTAGGTTCAGGTGACAACCAACTTATATTAAGAGGTTTAGGACAATTAAGATTTCAAGATGGCTCTGATTGGAATTACAACGAGTGGGCTGGTATTAAATTTGTTACCTCATCAGATATAATGTTCATTGGTGGGCCTGCATCCAGTGAGTTTACAAATAATGGCGGCGCTGCGAATATAAATGTAAATTTTGTAGGAGTGAATAATAACGGATTACAGAAAGATGGTAATACAGTATGGCACGCTGGTAATGATGGCTCTGGATCTGGCCTCGATGCTGATACTGTTGATGGTATTCAGGCTTCACAGTTTTTAAGAAATGATGCAGATAGTACAATACAAGCTGTTTTAACTACTCGTAGAGTGTCAGTTCAAGCAAACCACGACATTAGACTTGCAAATGGTAACTGGACAGGTGACACAACAAATCCAAAAATACAGGCTCATAGTAACGCTTTATATATTGTAGGTGGTTCTTCTGGTATCAGGTTCAGAGAAAATAATACTGATAGAGTTCATATTGATGGATCTGGAAATATGCTTCCAGCAACAGATAGTGCTTACAGTTTAGGTACTACAGGTAATAGGTGGACTCATACATTCACAGACGCTCTCACAGTCACTAATAATGTATCTGTCGGTGGAGATGTAACGGTAAGTGGTGGTAGTGGTGCTCTAACTGTTAGCGCCAACAGTGACATTAGATTTTCTGCTGGAAGTTGGACAGGAGAAGCTGGTTATAAAATACAGGCTCATAGTGGTGGCTTATACATTCAAGCACCAATAATTAGATTCAGAAGTAATAATGGAAGTGATAGATGGTATGTTCAAACTGCTGGACACTTTGAACCTTCATCAGATAATAGTTATGATATTGGTTCATCAAGTAAGAGAGTTAGAAATGTATACGGTGTTACTTTCTATGGAAGTGCTTCTGGACTTACTGCAAGTACATTACCGACAGGAGAAGCTGGTATATCCGCTGTCGGTAACTTTGGTCAATATGAATCTCATGGAACATATACTAATTTCAATACAGAACCAGCTTATTGGGGTTGGAACTATATTCAAGGAAATACAAACGCACCTAATACTGCTTCAGGTCAATGGTATAGGTGTCGTCTATCTTTAGGTTCTCAATATGGTAAAGGGTCTGATACTGGTGATTACTCTATGGAAATGGCAATTCCAAGAACTCAAAGTGGCACCCAAGGACAAATGTGGCTTAGACCGATTGAAAATGGAGTTGAAAGCTCATGGATAGAAGTTGGTTCAAGACCTTATAATAGTGTAATTCCACGATCAGATAATGCAGTAGATCTAGGTAGTAGTAGTCTTCGTTGGGCAAACTTATATACTGCTGACGCACATTTCAATAATATAGGCACAGGAGGTAATGAAATAGATGGAACTGAGGGATCTTGGACATTACAAGAGGCGGAGGATAATATTTATATGATAAATAGAAAAAATGGCAAACGGTACAAAATTAAGATGGAGGAAGTTTAATGCCAGTCTTTACCACAAGTTTACGACCACATGGGGGAATAGCTTCTGGTGCTTATGGTGGTATATTACAAGCCAAACTAGGTCGAAATGGTGGACATTTTTCTACAAGTTCTACGTCTTTTGTTGATATTACAGATATGAACGTGACACTTACTCCTACTAAACAACAATCAACTTTTCTTATATTGGTAAGTTTTGGAAGAGCATCAACAAGACAAAGTAACTTAGACCATGCTTCACAATTTAGAGTTATGAGACAGATTGGTAGTGGAAGTTTTACTGAAGCACATTCAGTTAATGGTAGATCAGAAGGATCAAGATCGAGAGGATGTATGACCATTGGAGGTTTAGCCTATAATGATGACCATAGTATAGGTTCATGGGCAGTTGTGGGATGTGACTCAACTAATACAACATCCAATGTTAGTTATAAAGTACAAGTACGAGTTCAAAGTTCAAGCCACCCCTTAACTATAAATCGTAGTTATAACAATGCTAATGGTGGTGAGACTTATCAGTCATCCTGTCAATCATCATTAATAGTTTTGGAGATGTCAGGATAATGATTGCAGAAGCATTAGTACAGTTAGCACCAAACGCAGAATGGACTATCAATGGTGATGGTTATGAAGATATTGTTTGGCTTTCTTCAGGTATAACAAAACCTTCAAAATCAGAAGTAACAGCTAAAATTGCTGAATTAGAAACAGCCGAACCAATGCGTAGACTTAGAGTAGAAAGAAATCGAAGATTACAAATTAGTGATTGGACTCAAGGTGCTGATGTACCTGACGTAATAAAAACTCCTTGGGCTACTTATAGACAAAAACTTAGGGATTTACCAAAAACTGCGAATCCATCATTAAATTCTGATAACGTATTGGATGACTCAAGTGTAAATTGGCCAGAAGAACCATCATAAATAATTAAAAAATTATAGTATGTCAACTTTAATATGTAACTTGCCTGCATACAAGGTGTGGGTAAGGAAGGAGTATTTGACAAATCATAAAAGTGGCCACGGAGAGTTTGTAGAAGGCTATTGGGTTGCGTTAAAATCAATTCCAGGCCGTGCCTTTTACTTTGAAACATATTTACCAGAATATGCGGCGATGTATGATAAGTTACCTATCAGTGCTTTTGTATCATCACCAAAGAAACCAGAACCAGATATGGAGTTACATAACTTACAGTTCTGGAACGCAATGGACTACGGAGTAATATCAGTATATAAACAATTCATAGGATCAATGCACTTTGAACTTATGACTAGAGATTATGGTAATCAGACAGGAACATACGTTTGTACGATAGATAATTATCATGAGAACATACATGATGTAGATTGTTCTACAAGTGAAGAACCACAAGAACATAAGAGTCATAACATAATCGAACTTGACAACGGACAGTTTGCGTTGTATCCTAATAATAGAATGAGAATCTATGATAATAGTTTGACACCAGAGAAACCAAAAGATCCTGATTTCAAGGTATCAACAATATATTATCAAGTCGAAAATGGCCATGATCGTGATGGGTTAGGGTCTGAAGAAAACTATTTCTGGAAAACTGCGAAAGAAAGATCTGATGGCAACTGAATATGATTTGATCAGACGTTACAAAGGAGCCTTCTCCTCTGATGATTGTAAAAAATTAGTTAATTATATTGATGGTTTTGAGAGAAATAAACTATTAGCTCATGATACGAGAGCCTTACATGAGGTAGACAATAAGGCATTAAATGTGACACATTCATATGACATGACTGCATATAGTTTTGTTGCGGAACAAACCATGCCAAAGTTTAAAAAATGTTTAGACGAATATTTAAATACTTTTAGTATCTTAAATACATGTAAATTTTTGGTGTATAGTTTAAAAGTCAAAAAGATACCAGCTGGTGGAGGATTTCACGTATGGCATTTTGAAAATGGAGGTGTAGTTTATTCTCATAGAGCATTTGTACTTCAATTATATTTGAATGATGATTTTGAAGGTGGTGAAACTGAATTTTTATATCAAAATCGTAGAGAATCAGCTAAAGAAGGTGAGGTTTTAATATTCCCTGCTGGATATACTCATACACATAGAGGTAATCCTCCCATAGGAGGTACAAAATATCTGATCACAACATGGGCAGTATTTCAAGATGATGAGTAGGGATGTAGAATTAATTAATATAGCTAAAATTGATTTGATAAAAGGCAAAGTAAATTGTGATTTGAATTCTTTGTCTAAAATTCTTCTAGATAATTATCATAACAAATTTGAATGTGAGGTAGATAGTACATATTTTGAGGATTCAATTTGTCCTCCTAACCATGTAGTGGATGAAATTATAGAACAACTGAAGATAGATTTTTATGCAGCTACAAAAGAAAAGATTAGTCCTTTAAATTACTGGGGACACATACATGAGAAAAATATGAGTACAAATATGCATAATCATAATGACACATATGTTTCTGCAGTTGTATACGTTGAGGTGCCTGAAGGATCTGGTAGTATTGTTTTTAGACCAAAGTTAAATCAGTATGATAACAGTGCGTATTCATCTAAATTTTCTCCTGAGAGAGGTGTTTACTATATATTTCCTGGCTATCTTGATCATTTTGTGACAAGAAACATGTCAGATCAATTTAGAATCTCATTATCAATCAATTTTAAGAGAGATGAATGACATATAAATACAAGTACTGGATCGTGTGTTCACAATGAAAGGTATTTTTAAAATAATTAGTCATTCATCAGATACAAAAACTATTTCAGTTAAATTTAATAGATTACATTCACAAACATCTATCGAAGATTGTTCATCTTTGAGTGTTAATTATAGTAATTACGATACATCTACTATTGAGGCTTTTGCAAGTAATTTAATGAGAAAGAGTGGGCAAGTTAGGATTAAAAATGCAGATGAAAAACTATCTATAATTAGTGCCAACACTCCGACAAGTGTTTCTGGATCATTTTCTATGGATGATTTAGTTGGTAAAGTAATTCAAGGAGATGTTGACAACACAT